GACGCGCGAAATCTCAACGCCTTCGGATGCCGTCACCTGTTCGTTGGTGCGCCGCGAACGTTCTACCGTGTTCGCGGTCAATGGCTTTCCCGGCTTTGCGTACCTGTTCATGGCTACGACCACACGTTGTTAAAGTCGAAATTCTGATATGAAAGAACCGTCTTATGCCCAAGCCCCGCTACAAGGTCCGGAGGCGGCTGGCCGGTCACAGGGTCCACAAACACGGCTGTCGGATGCCAGCCTGAATACCGCCATTGCGCCGTCACTTCAAACATGTATTTACGCGGCGAGGAAGAAACGTCTAGAATCGTATAAGCAACGTTGCTAATGTACCAACTCCCGGCCTGCCCGCCCTGCCAGTCGGTGGAATTCGTTTTGTTTAGCCACGAGTCCATTGTAACAAGCGGCGTGTTTGTTTCGACAATGCCGTTGCCGACAAGTTCCAGTTGCGGTTTCAGCACGCCTACCGTGCCGCCCTGCGTTATCGTTTGGCCTGCATACGCCGGGTCCGCCACATAATCATCCGGGTATGTGTACTGGACTGTAATGTCAGCGCCGCCGATGTCGCGCGCGGTATTCGTTTGCGCAAGACTCGTGCTACCTTTCCACACCCACGCGCCCAAAAATTCGCCGTAGGGGATATAACGCACCTTAACAATAAATTCGTAGTTCGTGCCGTCCGTTCCGGCAAGGTCCGCATCAATGGAATCAACGTACAAATTCGTGCTTGCCGGAAGCGCATCGCCGTAATCGGGAATGTCGGTTGCTGTGATGGCCGCTACCGCCGCCGCGCTCAACGATGCGCCGGTCACGCCGGACACAATATATTCGGCCTCGCACCCGCTATATACGCCATATTCCTGCCGTAGTTTGCACGAGCGTATCCGCGTGGTAATTGCCATCAGTAGCCTCCATTCGAGGGCGCGGCCCCGGCCAGAATCGCCGCAGCAGGCCGCCCGGCAATAGTTACCTGTTGCCGCAACAATTGCACCTGTTCGCGCAACAGGCCGATGATTCCGCCGCTGTCTTCGCCGCCCATTGCACCAGGTGTTTCCATGCCGCCGGGAATCGCGCCGGGCGTTGTCCCGCCTCCAGCCCGCACAATGCCCGCGGCGCCGTCGATCTCCTGAAAACGCCCGCTCTCAATGTCTTTCGTTTTCTGCAATTCTTCGTTGTACGTCTCCGCGCTCGATTGCAGATCGTCCATTGCCTTCTGCATTGCGCGGGATGCAGTGTCATCGGAAAGCAAGCCCTTAGAAGATAGCGCCTGAATTTCTTTGATCTTCTCTTCGTATTGCTCAAACGGATTGCGCGTTTCCTGAAAAATAGATTCTGCCGATGCTTTCATCTTTTCCAGCGATTCATCAACAGTCTTTGTTGCGGCCTCAAAATCTTCAAGCGCCGCCGCCTGCGCACGAATCGCGGTTTCCTCAGAAAGCAGGCCATACCCTGCAAGTTTTTGGATTTCGTTCCATTTCTCTTCATATTTCTCTAACGGCGTCATCACGGAATCAAATATCGCGCCCGCCGTCGTTTTAAGTTCTTCAAAGCCACTCTCAACCTTTTTGAAAAAGGAGTCAAAAATAGCCGTGCCGGATTCAAAGTTTTCCCAAAAGGTCTCCCACTCTTCGCTTCCCTTTTTGACGCTTGCCCCGGTTGTATTGATGCTTTCCGATAAATCGATTGCCTTGTTCGCGGCATTTTGTAATGCGCCAGCCCAGTCCGCTTTTCCCAAATCAACAGAAGTCTGCGCAATCTCGCGATTCAAATCTACAATCTCGCCGACAATCGCCTTGACGCCCTTGTTCAGCATTGGCATGGTTATTGTGGCAACATTTGCGACAATGCCAACCATGTGCGCGACAAAGCCAATAGACTCCGCAAGTTTGACAAATCCCTTTGCGGATTCCTGCGCAAATGATGCAATAAATACGCCGGTTGTGACAAACTTTTGCCGTAACGATTCCATCGCGTTTTCGGTAGAATTTGCCTTGCCGGTGTAGTTTGCCAGATCGTTCGCAGCCTTTGCGACAAATGGCGAAACGGCAATAGCGATTGTGTTGCCAAGCGCAAAAAATGCCGTTTTAAGCCGCGTAACCGCATCGTTTGCCGCCTCGACCTTTGCTGCATCCAGCCTCGAAAACGAAATGCCAAGCCGGTCCGCCTCTTCTCGCGCCGCCGCAAGCCCCGCGCTGCCGCCCTGGAGTAGGTTGATCATCTTCATGCCGCTACGCCCGAAGGCGTCATACGCGGCCTGCGCCCGCTCGGTAGGGTCTTTGATGGCCGCTATTTTGTCTGCAAAATCTTCGATGGCAACGCCGGGATTCCGGCGTACAAACTGTTCCATTGCCAGCGTGAATTGTTCTTGCGAAACGCCCGCCAAATTCGCCGCGTGCTGGTAGGCGGTGAACCCCTCCGTTGCCATTCCAAGCCGGTCCGCAGCCTTCGCGATTTCATCAATGCTCTTCATTGATTGCACAGTCAGCGCCGTCAGCCCTGCCACCGCCGCGCCCGTTGCCGCGGCGCCGATCATGGTGATTTTTTTGGCTGCGCTGAACGCGGCCCCGCCGAAAGACGAAAGTTTGGATTGCGCCTGTTTCAGCCCCTTCTCGAATGGCGAAGTCTTCGCGCGCAACTCTACGGTCAGCCCGCCAAGTTTTACGTCACCGGCCATGCTCGCGCCTCCTAACTATTCGCCCACGCTGCAAACACCTGTTTCATGTCTTCGGTTTTCATGATGCGCGGCTTGTGCTCGTGCCACGCGGGAAGGCAGTCCTGGACGCGCACGGCGCGTTTACGGTACGGGTGGCTATTCGCAGCCGCCGCCGCGATTATCGCGCCTCTCACGTCATCCACAGGCCCGCCGAACGGCTCGATGGCGGCAAATGCCCGCCATTCTGCCAGTTCTACCGCGTCCATCGTCTGGTACAATTCATTCACCGTCTTTCCGAGGGCCAGCGCAAGACGAAACAGGAACAACCTCGCGCCGTCCTCCCTCAGTTTTTTTCCGTATCCTCAGCATCGCCAAAAACGCCATTGTACTGGCCGATGGCCTCCGCAAGCGGGATCATGATCTCGCTGTCGCCCGCCTCGATAACGGCAAGGTCCGCATCATCAAACAGCCGCGCGCCCGCGTCATCGGCAACGCCATGAACAACCAGCCATGCCCGAAGCCCGGACAGGCTTTTCACCGCGCCGTCCACGTTCCGCGAAATCATCATGTCCATGTATTCGTCGTGCTCGTGAAGCGAGAATGCGCGGATGCTGTATTCCGCGCCGGCCACGGTCACGCGCTTCGTGCGCAACTTCGAGAATGCTGCCAGTACCTTTGTCTTGTCCATCGTTCGCCCTTTCGATTGGTTATGAAACCTTCTTGAACCGAAGCGTCGAGGTGATAGCGCCGTTGACGCTGCCAGACTCGCTACACTCCACACACACCGCCGACGTCATGCTCGCCGTGCCGCCGTCAAACCACGCAATAGACATGGTCCCCGACGTGCTCGGCACTGTAAACGCGGGCGTTCCGATAACCTCACACTGAAATTCTCTGTCGGCCTGGCCGCCAACGAAAAGTTTCTCACTGTTTCCAGCGCCCGAAACATCCACCGCCTCGGCTGTCAGGCTGTGTGACATGGAAAGCAGCGGGTATGCCGTCCCGCCTGCAATATCGCTGCCGAACGTCAGCGTAGAACCGTTGAATCCTGTATCTGCCATTGTTCAAACTCCTTTGTTACGAGACTTTCTTAAACCGCAACGTGCTGGTAATCGCGCCGTTCACGCTGCCGCTCTCGCTGCATTCCACGCACAGCGCCGAAGTGATAGCGTGCGACTGGCCGTCAAACCACGTCACAGTCAGCGCCCCGGTGCTCGGAACGGCTGCCGCGGGCGTTCCCACGACCTCCACCTGCAATTCGCGGTCTGTCTGGCCGCCAACATACAACTTCTCCGAATTGCCCGCGCCGCTCACGTCTACGGCCTCTGCCGTCAGGTTATGTGACATGGACACGATTGGAAACGTCGTGGTTCCGTACGTCACGCCGCCAAATACCAGCGTGCTTCCGTTAAAGCCGTTATCTGCCATCGTTCAAACTCCTAGCCCAAAAAGCGCCGGGAAACGGTAGGGCGAATTACCGCTTGTCGGCTTGCGCCTATCCCGGCAAACTCTATTAAACTGTCCCATACTTGGCTGCATATTTCGCAATCGCACGCCAGATTTCATCCTTCAGCCGCGTCTTGTACTTGCGGGCCTCGCCGCCCCAAGTCCGCGCCATCCATCCCTTGCTTCGCCCTTTTTGCTCAACCCTCTTGATGTATAGCACTGGCCGCTTCGTCACGCCGTTATACTGTTTTGCAAAGTCCTTGCGCGCGCCGAGGTAGCCAATCACATCGCCGAAATTGCGAATGGTAACCTGCTTGCCCAAAGACTTGCGCAGAGCGCCGGTATCCACTGGCGCGGCCTTGCGAAATTCGCCCACGCTTTGCTGTAACGTTTTGCCAACCGCACTGCGCAGCGCATCGCCCCGCTTTCGCCCAAGCGAGATCAACGCTTTTTCGATGCGCTTTACGTCGGAAAACGAAACCTCAAAACTAAGTGGCATAGTACGGCTCCAAATCAAACTGAACGCGCACAGACACAGACTTGTACACGTCCGCCTCGCCAGAAAACGTTACCGCATCTTCGCCCATACTCCAACTCGAAATGCCGATTAACTTTGTCGAGGCGCCGTCAAGCGAAACCGTTGTCCCGGCGTATGCTTCAATCTGGCGCAGGATTGTACACACGAGATTTTCCGCGTTCGTGCGCGCCGCTTGCGGGTCGAGGTGCGGACTCGTGGTCATTGGGTATTCAAATTGCGCCACAATGCGCGAATTGACAACGTGCTGCGATGCGTAACTGCCTACACGCTCGCTGGTCATCTCGCCGCGGTAGACAATGGCGCTGAATTTTGTGGGTGCGGTGGCAAGCCAATTGGCAAACGTAAAGGCATAAGCGCCAGCATATGTATTTGTGCTGGTCGCCGTCTTGAACGCGGCAGAATTGGCTATCAACTGGCGCACGCCGTTGATTCCAGTTCCGATTATGCCTGTCGGTGTAACCGGTGCCATATCAATACACCTTCAAGATTTCAACGCCCTGCCCCTGGTAAGTGGCCAGAGACAAACCCACTTGTACGATATTGCCATACCGCGAAATCACACGAGACACAACGTATGTGTGCGTATCGGAAAGCACCGTATCCTGCTCCGGCACAACCGTTGCGGAAATGTCCGCCTCGTAAAAGGTCAATGTCGCGTCATACTCAACAACGCGCACAACGCCATTCTCCGTGGTCTCAATCGGGCCATTAACAAGTACGGCGGTAATCTCAACGCCGCTCGCGCCCACGGGCGTGTACGTCACCGTGTCGCCAAATGCCGCTTGAAAGCACGGGAAACCGTTTTCTATCGCGTCGCTGAATGCGCTCATATGCTACCTCTGCAAATGCGCGGGCGTGCCGTTGTTCAAGTAATCCTGAAACGCCTGATAAAACACATTGCCGTCAGGCCCTGGCCATTTCAAAACCTCTTCCATGTGGCCGATAACCACGTGTGGCGCAACAGCAAGCGAGAACCCGCACTTCTTCCACTTCAACCAAAAGTCAATATCTGCGCAAACCTTGTCATCGCCGGAATATCCGCCAGTGCTGTCCGGCTTCGGGTCCATCCACGGCTTTGGAAACTTGCGCAGCGTGTCGAGGCGAATAAACGTTAGCCCGAAGTGCGCGGTGTCCACCTGTGCCACGATGTTGTTCCGGTTGCGCTGTAACACGTCGTTCGGGATGGCCTGCCCTGCGGCGTTGCGGATAGACAAAAGCGGGATGTTTTGCAATCCGCGCTTCATCTGTATCGGTGCAAGTGCGTCAAGGTCCGGGAACGCCTCCATGATGCGGTACATTTCAAGAATATCCGTTGGACTGTAGATGCTGTCGTAGTCGCCGGTGATGACATACTTGAAATTGTTCTGGCTCGTGCAGGCGCGCTCAAGCAGGCCGCACATGCTCTCATGCCAGAAACAGGAAATCTCCGTTGCGTAGGAAATGCCGGTGATGAGTATGGCTTCGTACGTGCACTTGTGGTGCATGGCCGGGCCAAACCGCGCGCCCGCCAAAACCATTATGCAGTCTTTCGCGGTCTTGATGCCGTCCGTGGCGGGCTTGCGCGCCATGATATTCAGCGAGATTGGATACCGCGAACAGTCCAGCTCTTGGCTTGCGTCCCAGCGTGTAATGTGCGTAAAATCGCATTCCGCAAGCAGGTTGACAAGGCGCGTCTGGTCAAAAAGCGAATGATGTACATCATCGGCGTCTGAATGACTGCCCATAACGAAATCAGTGAACAGTTCCGGCGCTTTGCCGGAAACGTAGGCGTTCGCCAGTTTGCCAAAGTCCGGCACGCTGATTTTCAGCAATCCGCCCGGCGCAAGCGCGCGCCGCCAGTCAAGCAGCACGTCCTTTACCTGCAAACGGTGGAAATGCTCTAGGATATGCGATGCGCGGATTTCAGCACAGGAACCGTCAGGCGTGTCAAGCGGGAACGCTTCCTGCCCCGTCTTGCGGTCCCAGTTCTCGTAGCCGGAAACAGGATTCTCGCCCGCGCCGATGTTGATCTTGCGCAGTTCGGGAATGGCTACTTCGGCCTGTTGCTGTACCACTTCGCATGTCATGTTCTTTGTCTCTTCGCCCATGTCAAACATCCTTCTTTTGGTTTCGCCCACGGCGGGGACTGCCAGTGCAGCCCCCGCCACTCAAACGAAAGGAACGGAACGGAATGGAAACTTACGCATCCACCTTCAAGAGGTGGCCGAATTGCGATTCAATCAACACTTCGTCCACGTGCTGGCGGGCGCGGTGAATGGTGGAGCGAATCTGCTCTTCGCGGTAGGTCTCGTAAACGAGATCAATCGAGGAATCTTCCATCCACACAAACGTACGGCCCACACTCGGCACGTCAATCGGGTCGCCGGGATTCGCGGTCTTGCAGATAAAAGCATAGTCGTCGGTCCACAGGTCAGACAGCGTGGACGCCACGCCCTCTTCCGTGGTGTCGTAAACCACGTTGCCGACAACCAACTTGGTCAGCCCGAAAACCGCGGCCATGTTCTGCATAAGCAGTTCCTGCGTAATGGCCGCCGCGCCGGGGAAGCGCGCAACCAACGCGGTATTGCTCAGCAGGTTTGCAAGCACGGCCCGCGAAATCACAAGCGTGTCAGGCTGTACGCCGGAATTGGTGCGGATGATTTCCGAAGCGTCGGCAACGTGGCCAATGGCGTCGGAATCAACGGCATCCCACGGCGCGCTAGAAACGTCCGTGTACAGCGTGGCGCCTCCGCTGGTGTATGTGGTGGCTTGAATAAGCGATTTCACCGCATACTCGCGCTCCAGAAGCAGCTTGTGGCGCAGGTGCTTGACGCCGATCATGTCAACGTCAAAGTCGTTCTTGTACATCGCGCGCACGTCATCACCAACGGGATACTCAAGGCCGCGCTCTTCGCAGGCCCACGTTGCATCTTCGCCAACAATCGAAATGCGGTTGTAGCCGCTCTCCATCTGGCGCTTGGCATTTGCGCGCTTGAGGATGCTCTCACGCGTGATTTTGGTGTAAGTGCCGGTCTTGGTCGAAACCATAACAGGCGGCAGAATTGCATCGGCAATGAAGGTTGCGCCTTCGGGCGCATATTCCATGAACGCACGGGCCAGATCGGCGCGCGGCGTTGCGTAGGTTGCATAATCAACAGCCATTGTTCAATCTCCTTTTGTTGTGCCGTTACTGCAAGCAGTCGGCGACAAGCGTCATTTGCGAAATGAACGCCTGAATGTTGGCCGATGCGTCGCCGCTGTCATTAACCGCCAAAGTGACTTTCACGTTCAGCAAGTCGCCAGCCGTCAGGCCCGCATCCGTAATCGTGAAATCCTTCGTGGCCGCTGTGGTGGAGTTGATGCTCTGCGCGGTCGTGGCGCAAAGATCGGTCGTGGTGCCATCTTCGTACACATTCAGGTCAACGGTGGCCGTGGTGTCCGCAACCGCAACCATGCCGCCCTTGACGCGGATTTTCACGTCATCGCTGGCAACGTAGTTGTCGGGAAGCGGGATGCCCCAAATCATGGCGTACTGCGCGCCGTTGGTGGTGCCGCCGTAGTCCGTGGTTTCGAGCATGGTGATCTGCGTCGCGGTGGAACGCACCAGCGCCAGATCGTCATTGGTGGCCGTGGCGGTGATGATGGCCGTGCCCGGCGCATCGTGGACGGTGACGTTGCCCAGGCCCAGGGTAACCGGGAACAACTTGGTCGCCGCCGCCCAATACTCGGACGGAAGCATCTCGATAACACCGCCCGCAGCCGTGGCCGCTTCCAGCGCATAGCCCAACTGGGTCGTGCCCGTGGTAGCGGTGTCGGTAACAGTTCCATCGTCGGCGGCGTACAGGGTCGCGTGCGCGCTGAACGAGTCCGCGGCCTGCACCTTGAGCGTGCCGCCATATTCCTTGAACAGCACGCTGACAAGCGCAGCAGAAGCGGCGGCGGCCTGCGTCACACCAATGTAATTTACGTCGTCGGAGGCATCGGCATAAACCACCTGCCCGGCGGTCGAGTCGAGTTTGACGCGCGCGTAGGCTTCAAGCGCCTCGCCCGCAACAAACGTCTTGCATTTTTCAGTCGTAACAGCCATTGTAATTCTCCTTCGTTACCGCCGCACGTGGGCGCGGTAAAGTTCAGGTTGTGCTTTGGCAACGGCGGATGCCGCAGCCGCATAGCCACAGTCATGCTTGGCGCGGTAGGCGTCAACGGCGGAAAGGAAATCGGCGCTTGCGGCGCTGACAGGCGTTTGATTCACAGCTGCCTGTTCTTCATCTTCCTCTTCCTCTTCTTCGCCCTCGCCTTCCTCTTCGTCTTCTGGCGGCATTTCCTCGGCCTTCGCCAGACGCGCTTTCAGTTCCGCGTTTTCGGCGATAACGAGTTCCGCGTGTGCCAGCCGCGCAGTCACGAGGTCCGCGCCCGCCGTGAATTGCGCCACGGCAAAATCAACCGGCATCGCCGCCGACATCGCCTGCAATTCGGCGAGGGCGTCCGCGCGAGCATCCGCCCGTGCCTGTTCCAGTTCGGCGGCATGTGCGGTTTTCATTTCCGCCATCTGCGCCTTGAGTTCTTGGAGTTCTTTCTCCATCTGTGATTTCCCTTCAATGCGGGCAGACAACCTGCCTCGCGCGGTTTTGCCCTCGCCCTCGGCATCCACCAAATTGCGCTTGATCGCCTCGCCGGTAATCCAATACGCCCCGGTTGCCACTGCCGCCGGATTGGACAACACAGCGCCGCGCCCGCGCGCAATCGCTTCTACAAACTGCGCGCCCAGCGAATTCACATAATCCTGCTGAACGCTCAGTTGTCCTTCTGTGATTTCTGCGCCCACAACGCCCGCGCCCTTGTATTCGCCAAAGCGCAAGACGTGCGTTTTAATGCCCGCGCCTTCGAGCATTTCGGAAAAGTCGCGCATCACGGAAAACACGCCGATGCTGCCAACGATGGCGTCCCGATCCGCGCTGATTTCCGTGGCCTGCGATGCAAGCCAATACGCACCGCTTGCGCCAATGCCCGAAATGTGCGCTACAACGGGCAGATTAGCCCGTGCGTTATAAATGGCGTCCGCGGCCACGCCCACACCCTGCGCATCGCCGCCAGGGCTGGAAATGGAAAGCAGAATGCCGCGCGCGCCCTGCGCTTTGGCAACGTCAATGGCACGCACGATTTCATCGTAGCCGGTATTCTCAACGCCCCAAAACGCAAGCATTTCATCGCGCTGGCGAAGTAGCAGGCCGGTAATGGCGATTTCCGCTGTGCCATCCGGCTGCATGGTAAGGATGCTACGCTCAAGTGGCTCCGGCAGTTCTACAGAAAGCGCCGCGCGCACTTGCTCTACTTGCGCCAGAATGCCGCGCAAAGTGCGGTCATCCGCCGCCCAAATGATGCTGCCCCAATCAACCATTGACGCCCCCTTTCATGGTCACCTCTACCGGCTCCGGCTCCGGTGCTGGCGGTGTCATTGGCGCGGTGGACAGCCCACAAAATGTTTGCCACGGAACGGCCACGCCGGTTTCTTCCTCGATGCGCTTGGCGCGCTCGATGGCCGCGCGGATTTCCGCCTCGCGGGCGTCCGCCACCTCGCGCGGGTCATCGCCCAGGCTTTTGCACACTTGCGCGTATGTGGCAAAGCCGCGGTCTATCCGCGCACCGTAAGCGTTCGTTTCTTTCAACTGGTCAATCCACGGGAACGAAGGCTTGATCCACGAGTGCCGCGCCGGGTCAATTTCTTTCGGTAACAGTTTCGAGGCTTGCCATTGCTTGCACACGCGGATGAACGCCGGGCGCAAAAACGCATCTTCAAGCACGCTCTGCCACGTGCTGAACATCTTAAAAGCCTGCTCCAATACTGCTCGCGATTGGGAGTAATTACTCTTCGTCCAATCTAACAGCGTCACCTCTAGGGGCAGGCCAAGAGGAAGGCCAATCAGCCGCATAAACATCTCAACAGACTGGCCGAAATTCTGACCGGGGATGTTGCGCTCGATGCCGCGGATTTCATCGCCGGGATTGCCGTGGAAAATCAGCCCGAAGTCGTGCGTGTTAACGCGCACATCCGGCGTCACAGTGGACGCCTCGCTTTCGGCGTAGCCCATTTCAGGCCCGTAATCGCGCGTGATTGTCACGGCCAGCCGAGAAAGCGTCTGCCATGCAAGCGCCTCAGAATCACATACATCGTTCAAGCGATGCAGCATCGAAAACACGGACTGGCATGGCGGCACAGCCCTCGCGCTCGAAGGCCGGTCAGGGTCCGCGATGAACAACACGGCATTGCGCGGATAAGCCTTGACGTTGCTGGCGTCAGGAAATCCGGTTGCGGCGTACGGCGCCACGAGAAACTTCACCGGACGGCCCACGGCGTCAAACTCTATGCCGTCTTCGTTGCTCGATGCGGTAATCTGCTCTGCTTCGATGGCCTGCAATTTCGAGTCGGCAACCATGAGCAACGCGGTGTCGCCGCACGTCAGTAGTTCTCGACAGGTCTGCAATTCGAGGCGCGGCCCGGACAGTAGCCCGCGCACCTCCGGATTTTTCCAGTAGCCAGCCCACAGCCGCTCAGCGTCTTTGTTTGCGGCGTCATCCTCGAATTGCGGATGCAGGTTGAAACCGTTGCCGACAATGTACGCACAGGCCCGCTCGATCATGCCGCGGTAGATCGGATTGTCGCGCATGAACGCCCGGCTCTGCGCGATCAACTGCTTACGGTCCCAGCGTACATGATATGAACCGGACGCTGTAATCTCGCTGCGCCCATCCTCAACGGCCACACGGCGCGAACGGTAGCCCATCGCGGTGTATACGCCGGTACTGTTTTCGATGCGCGGCGTGGCCGCCTTGCGCGCTGGCGCGGCTGGTTTATTTGCGTTAAATGGCCACATCATATGTACCTGAATGCGCTGCGCGTAAACGTGCTACGCGCGGCAAGGCCGGCGGATGATGTGGTGCTCAGGTAATTAACAAGGCGCTCGATTTCGAGGTCCATGCTGGCCCACGATAGCGATGCCCCGCCCACGGCCTGCGCCTGCCCGCGGTTGTCCCGCAAATACACCAGCGCCTCATAGCGAAGCGCCGCCGATGCAGAGTTGCCAAACCAGACGGCGTAGGTTGCCGCCTGTGTCAACGCCTCAGATACACTCGTAAGTGCCATGCGCATCTCCAAAAAAATTAGCCGATCCCGCCGTGTACACGGGACCGGCATATACTTTTTAACGCGGGCGTCTGGCCGGACGGGTCCGCGCTCTACTGTCTATTGTAGAGGATAGCGCATGAAATAGGAATAGGAAAACAGCGAGAAATTGACTACTTAGTCAAAATGGTTTCGCCGATAATCTTGAACCGCCAGCGGCAGATCGGCGCCTGGCATTGTCGGTATTGGACAATGCCATCCTGTGAGTACCTCCGCGTTTGCAGGCTGCCACATCGTGGGCAATGAACCCGCGTCGGGAACACATACACAACGCGCGCCGCCACCACGTCAGGGCGCGGCAACGCAACATCCGCCTCGATTACCTCGCGGGTATGCACCACCACGCCCGTCACGCGCGCGGCGGTCTTGGATTGCGGTTTACGCTTCATTCCTTCCTCCTCAGTAGCGGCTCCTAATGCCGCTGGTTTTGCCTGTCCGCATGTCCGTTACCACAACGCCGCCTGCTTGCGGCGCTTCCTTCCGCACTACCGGACGCCCGGCAATCAGCCGAACGCCCAGCATATCCAGCGCCGCAAAAGCATAGCCCGTGCAATCGAAGTAATGGTTGAATTTGCTGCGTTGTATCCACTTGCCCTTCGCCGGGTCCCAATCCTCAGCGGTGATATGTTTCGCATACCGCCGGTGCATCTCCGGCGCATCGCCAAACAGCGCCAGCGCGCCAGGTGTGCCACGGTCTTGCAAAAACCGTTGATGCACGAACATCTTCCAATGGTCCACATCCAGAAACCATTCCCAATGGCCTTCCGGTTGCCGGGTTGCATACCAGTGCTCCGCTACGCGCTTCTTCTTGTCAGGGTTTGGCCTCGAAAAGCGCCGCGCCTGTGTGCTGCCATGCCCCTGTATCATGCGATATTTCGGCCCCGCTTCCGCCGCAAACCGACGCACGCCCTCGCGCATGTACCGGCAATCCAACAGCGTCAACTCAACATGCACCGGATTGCCCTCAGAATCTAGGTACAGACCTGCCTCTTCCTCTTCCCGTAATTGGCGCAGCGTCTCTTGGATGCGATGCTCAAGCGCCGGACGCCGTACGGTGGCATCGGTCCTATCATCTTCGCCCATGCCCGTGTCTATGATGCCATAATCCACCACAGCCGCCGTACAATCAGGCATGGCGGCAATAGTCACATAATGAATCTCGCGCCCGCCGATGTCTATGCCGCGCACAACCCGCACATACTCCCGCGGCACGATGTGCAGCGGATGCCCGTTGATGCGTTGCTCGATGTGCGCCACGGTCAGCCCGCCCACGCTGTCCTCCGCCTTCGGCGGATCGTTCTGGTACTCAGTCAAAAACGCCCGTTCGCCGATGCGCCAGAAGATATTCATGTAGTGCTGGATGGCGGATACCTCGGTATCGCTACCGTCCATTGCCTGCCGCCGAACATACGCGCCCGGCCAACTCACAGCCGCGCCCGCGTCCATTGCATCGCGGTTGTCCAGATAGAACCGATGCGCCTGCCGCCCGTCCCTATCATCGCCGCGCACGCCATCAGACAGCAGCCGGTGGTATTGTTCCCAGAGGCTCATGTCCGAAGGCCACGCCTCGAAGGCGCCAAACCGCACGCCGCTCCATTGCGGGTTCAGCGTCCGGCTGGTCAGTTGATCGGCCACATCGTTCTCGCGAATAACCGTCACAAGCGCCAAACACGAAAGCGGCTCCTCGTGCGATGCCAGCCCTGCAATGTCTTGGTTGATCTGTTCCATGATGCTGTCGGTCTGGCCCTCAGGCCCCTGGCTCTTCGCCGTCCCCTTCGTCTGCGGGTCCGACAAGCATACGAAGTCCGGCCGCGTGCCGTCCTCAGTCAACAGCCCGCGAATGGACGCGCGTATTGAACCCGGAATTATCCACGCGCCCGCCGATGCCGCGCCCGGCATGTCCGGGAACCGCAACTGCGCACCCCATCGTATCCGCGTAAACGCACCCTCGCACGTTTGCTTGGCCGCGCGCTGGGGACTTCGCTCCAACTGACGGACACAGCACACGACCTCCGGAAAATCCTCCGCAAGCCACTCGTTCATTTCAATCTGCGTCTTGATGCGCCCAATCAACCGCTTGGAATCCTCGATCTTGAAACACGCCGGAACCGCACACTTGATATGCCCGTACAGAATCCCCCAAATCAACGCAACCGTTGCCCACGTATCCTTCCCGAAACCGCGCGGCGCGGCCACAGCCTGCAACCCGCCATGCAGAATGATGTGCTGGAAATATCCGGCCACCTCAACATGCCTGTCGCCTAACTCCGAAGATAACAACGGCTTGGACCACCGCACAGGATGCGCCGTCGAGAAATACGTCAGCCCAAATAGCACCAAATCACGCGCACATCCAGCACGCCGCGCAGGGTCCACAACCGCAGACAGGTTGACTTCGCGGCCCTCGGCGCGCCGCGCGTCCATGTCATCCCGGTGGTATGTGCTGCTTTTTGCTGGCACCAAATAGCCCTTTTCTATATAATAGCACACATAGCAGGTTTAACAGTCCCAAAAAAATGCGAAGTGCATGCGCGGCGGCTCGGCTCTCCTTCGCCCCGGAAGGACCCGCCCGCCCCGCATGCCAGACCGCCCCATATTGTGCCGGTGTTGCCCCGTGTCGCGCATGCCGGAGCCGGGGCAGGTCTGCATACCGGTGAAGGTGTGCGCGCCGTGTGGGGCATTGTGGCGCGCCGGTTTCAGGCATTGCGCCCAAAACGCCAGCGCGCCCGCCGTCGAGGGGGACAGGGGCGCGCCGTGTGTGGCGTTGCAGGTCAAGCCCGGAGGGAGTTCGAGCCGCAACGCGCCCGCCGCGCCTCTATCCAGGCGTCGAGGTCGCGTACGTCGTACCGCACGCAACGCCCCAGCCGCACGAAGCCGGGGGACTTGCTCAGGCCGTCGAGCCGCCCTTGGTTCAGGTAGGACGTGGAGACGCCCAAATAGCGCGCCGCGTCGCGCACGGTAAGCAGCCGGGGGACAATGGAAATGCTGTCCATGAAATTCACCTCCTTCAGTTGGATACCCGCGCGGGGCAGCGCGCTTTACACGAAGGGCGCGCCGCCCCATTGCCCGCCGTGCTACTGGTACGCCGGGTGCGCGGGTCAAGCCTTACCAGATCGAGATCGGGGTTTGCGTCAGCCCCATGAGTACGCCGGTTTCGCGCGCCTTGGCAATGCACGCCGCCCAATGCTTTTGTGTCATGCGCGCTTGCTCTTGGGCCGTCTTGGGCCAGGTCTCCGGCTTGTCTTCGTCGAGGGCTTCGAGCCAGCGCTCAAGGTTCTTGAGTACGCGCCGCTCCCTGTCCGCGTCGGTGCGCATGGTCTTGATCTGGCGCGCCAGTTCCGCCGCCGCGCCTTCGTACATGGCAATGCGCCAGGGGGCCGCGCTTTTCTTTTTCAGGTCCGCCAGTTCGCCCCGGCAGGCCGCCAGTTCGTAGTCGAGGGCCGTTGCCCGCTCTTCGCGCTCGAAGACGCCGCGCGTGTCGGCATACGCGCCCAAGGCCAGCGCAAGGCCGGAATTGTGCGCCGCTGTTACCGCGCAGGCGTTGCTTTCCGTGCCCGCTCGCATTGCGGCGTCGAGGTCGCCGCGCTTGTGGGCTTCGTTTTCCGCGCGCAGGTGGTCAGCGAGGGTGCGCGCCAGGTCTTCGTTCTTTGCCGAGGTTGCCTTCGTCTCTTCGCGCAGTTCGTCAGCGGTCGGTACAAGGTCCGGGGTCGTTTTCTGTCTAAGCATGGGGGTTTTCCTTTTGCGATAAATCGCGTTGTACCAGGTATTCCAAAACAGTGAGTTGGGCGATAGCGTCGAGGTCGCCTTCGGCTTTGGCCGCGTCGAGTTCCGCGCCGATGTCTGCCAGCATGCCGCGCAGCCGGTCGAGGTCGTGCGCCGCGTCTTCGCGCTCGAAGCGGGCTTCAACGTCCGCAAGCAGCCGGTTCACTATCGCGCCCAGGTGCATGTTAGTACCGCGTTCGCATGCCGGGGCGCGCCAGAGGGTGCCGGGCCAGCCGCATGCGCGCCGCGTCGAGGTCGAGGTCCCAAAGTTCCGATAGGGCATGCGCGAAGTCCAGATCGGGCCGGGCCGCGCGCAGGGCTTCGAGTTCCGCTTGGGCTTCGTCTACCCGCAACGGGCAGGTGCGCAAGAAACGCCAGCGCGCACTTTGCGCCGCGTCTTCGAGGGTGCAGCCTTGCCGGATCGCGCTTTGCGCAACGCGCCGGAGGGCTTGCCGGGTTTTGGGGTCGAGGTGCATGCTATTCCCTCCCCGCGTAAGCGCGGTAAAGGTTCGGTTGAGCCGTTGCCACAGACCGCATAGCCTCAACGTAGGTAAGGCCGGTGGCGCGGGCCTTGTCGAGTTCGCGCATATACGCCAGCCGCGCCGCGTCATGCGCCGCCGGTGCCGTCGAGGCCGTCTTGAGGGCCGCGCGCGCCGTGTCGAGGTGGCCGGTGCCGTCCACAAGACCGCGCCGCTCCGCGTCAAGGCCGCTCCAGTAGCCGCCCTTTTGGACTTCGCCCAGGTGCCGCCCCAGCCGCCGCCCGCGTCCGCGTGTGACCGCTTCGAGGAATGCCGTGCCCAGGGCGTCAACAATGCCTTGCTCGGTAGCGAGTTGCCCTTCGGTCAGCCGCGCGCCAACAATGTGCGCGCCCTTGCGCTCTCCATAGCGCAAGACGTGCGTCTTGATACCCGCGCCTTCGAGCATTTCGGAATAGTCGCGCATGACGGAAAAGCAGCCCACGCTACCAACAATAGCGTCGCGCTCCGCAATGATCCGGTTCGCTTGGGACGCAAGCCAATACGCCCCGCTTGCGCCGATAACGGATATGTGCGCCACAACCGGAATTTTCGCCGCCGTGTCGCGGATAAGGTCCGCGCATGCGCCGCAGCCTTGCGCGCTCCCGCCGGGGGAGTTGACCGCCAGGACAAGGCCGGTTGCGCCGTCGAGGGCGTCGAGAGCCGCGCCAATTTCGCCGTAGCCGGTGTTGGCAACGCCCGCCGCTTCGAGGTCCGCGTCATGCTGGCGAAGCAATAGGCCGTCAATGCGAAGGGTTGCAATGCCGCCGTCAATGCTCAGAATTTCAGGCGGGGGCGTCGAGGTGGTCTTCGAGGTCGAGGGCCGCGCCGCCATGCGCCGGGCCGTGTCGAGCATGCCGCGAAGGTGCCGGTCTTCGGCAGCCCATATCGTTGAGGTGTCAAAAAGGGGGTTCATAGGTTCGTGTCCTTATTCGCCGCCGGTCTTGCCGGTCGGGGTTGAGGGTGCGCCCATGAGGGCGAAGGTCGAGCCGCTCAGGGGAACGAGTTCAAACCCGTGCCGCCGGTGCCACTCGATAAGGGCTTCGAGGTCGCTTGCCATAGTGGAGAGTCCTTTTCTACCGCGCCGCGCGCGGGTTGTAACGCCGTGTATCATTGTGTATCGCAATGGTAGTACGCTCCGTATGTGCTAACAGTCTCGAAAAAATGCGAAGTTCATGCGCAGCCGCTCGTTGCTTTCCCGCCCCGGAAGGACCCGCCGCCCCGTTGGGCGCGCCAGGCCGGTGAGGGTCTGGCGCGCCCGGTTGGGGGGGTGGGCGTCCGGCTTCCGCGCGCGGTGACCGTGGCCGGTGACACGGTATGGAACGGGCGACTCCAAGCCCGCCGCGTGCAGGGGAATGGCAAGGAAGGGGCCAGGCGCGCATGGCCATACGCGCCCAGCCCGTGCCGCCGCACGGCATAACGGGCCGCGCGACAACACAACAAGGAAAGGAACGGAATGGGAAAGACGAATTAAAGCCCCGCCCTCATACGGTACGCCGGGGCCGCGCATGGTCCGGGGAGCAATTCCCGCCGTATGAGGGGTGCCCGATACAGACCCGCTACTCCCAGCCGGGCAATGCCAGGTGGCGCGGGTAGCGACTCCCGCCGGGTCTGCAAAACTTGATATTGGCTTGCCAGAGGGAGAGAGGGAAGCCGACTTTCGGCAGGCTTTCCCTCTCTCTTTAGAGAGCCGAAAGTGCCGGAAGTTGTAAGTGCCTGAAAATAAAGGCTTTACGTCGTGCGAAAGTTGCCTTTGCCGAAAGTTTTTTTGCCGAAAGTTTTTCAGCATACCTAAGCCCTTTGTTTTCAATGGTTTAACCCTTGTGGCAAGTCGCCCTTGCCGGAAGTTGCCGAAAGTCCGAAAGTTCTTTCGTTGGGGGGTAGTATTTCTACCCGCGCGCGCCCAGCCGTGGGGGTAGGGACCGCGACTAGATCGCCGTCGCGGAGACCGGCGTCTATGGCATGCTCAAGCGCGCTTCGGGAGAGTTCGCGCCCGGTACGGTCTTTGAGGGCGTCGCGTATTTCTTGCGCCACCTTGCCGCCAAAGCCGGAGAGTTCGCGCCGGGTGAAGCGCGCGCCGGTCGAGGTCAGAATGTCCACAAGCGCGCCGATAATGGCAGACCGCCGCCCAAGGTTTGCCGCGCCGCTCGAAAGCAGGACGCCGCCGGGGCCGCGTAGCAGGACTTGCGGGGGTGGGAGTTCGCCATAGTTGGACTTCACCCAGGTCCACTCTATCGCCCGTTCATGGGGTAGCAGGTCAAGGGTTTTGCGCCGGTCTTCGTTGGGTACGGTCAATAGTATGACGGTCCGCGCCGCCGCTACCATTTGGACCGCGCCGCGCCCGGCATACTGGTGCTTCTCCGCATTGCGCGCTTTGCTGGTGTGGTGTGTGACAAATACGCAACCGTTTGCTACGCGCGCCAGGTGGACAAGCCCCGCCATGACGATCGCCATTTGTGCATTGCTGTTTTCGTCTGTCATGCCAGAGTAGGCAATGAAGGGGTCGAGTCCAAGTAGGTTCCAGCCCTCGCTTGCTTGCTTTTCGAGGGCCGCAAAGCCCTTGGACCGCACAAGCCCGCCCATGCCGTCAGACTGAAAAAGCGGGGCCGGGTCCAGACAACGAAACACAAGCCGCCCTTCGCGTATGGCCGCGTCTACCGCGTCAACGGGGACGGGGCAACCGTCGCACGTCGCGCGGAGCCGGGTAGCGGCAATTTCGGGGCCGTCTTCGGCAAGTGCAAGCAGGGCCTTACCGGGGCCGTCCGCGTGCAGTTGCGCCAAAGTCTGATAGGCCGTCGTGCAAGTCACCGCCGCCTGTATGAGTGCTTCAGTCTTGCCCGCGCCAGGTTCGCCCACGCAAAGCCCAACCGTGCCGCGTGGGAATAGCCCGCCAGAAAATACGCCCTCGATACCGTCCGCGCCCAAGGTTTCCCACTCTGACATATCCGTACACGCGAAGGGTTTTTCTTCGCCCGCCGGGGCCGTCGAGCCGGGGCCGTCTTCGGGGGCGTCGAGGTCCGCGTCCGCCGCACAATGCCGCCGGATATACTCTTCGTCTTCGCTCGAAGCCGGGGCCGTCG